ATTGTACTCATGATTAACCTCCTGGTTTAGTAGGCCAAACCGGGTTGGCTGGATCAGTTGTGTTAGACGGCAGGTCACGGAGGGCTTGCCTGTAGGCAGTCATATCTGCAGACAAAGTGTGGTCTGCAAGAGCAAGGTAGTCGGTTTCGGCTAGAAGTTTGGTTCGTTTTGTACGGAGGTCGTTCCAAGCGTTTTCAGTTACAAGTTCTGCAGCAGCTGCATCTACAAGAGCTTGATCTAGCTCAACAACATTCCCATCTGCATCAAACGCTCCGATACTGTCATCAATACGGACAACAACACCAGCGTAAGCTTTGTAAATAGCGTCGTGATTCATCAGCCTTCTATCTCCATAGCAGTGATTGTAGAAATAGGTGTTGTGTCATATCCTGCAACATTATTTTGAAAACCCGATGAGCGATTTAAATAAACAGTGTACGTGCTGTAAGTTTTCATTTGCAGCTTGTAAGTAACTTGAGAGGTAGTACTCACAGCGGTGTCTAAATAAACAATAGTGGTGGGAATCATGGTGTATATATCCTGTGTAGCATTTTTGTAAGCGTTTATCATGCTTGTACCAGCGGGCCTGCCTCCGTCTGCATCACCCAATGCTCCACTAATGTCAGCATTGTCTCTTTGCAACTTAAGTGACATTTCGTAAGCGTTACTTGAGCCTAAATGAGCATGTACCATAACAAGTATGTTACTTGAGGTGCTACTAGGTGTAATGTTTACGCTAAGTCCACTGTCTCCAAAAGTACCACCAGTTATACTTGACCTATCAGCTTTTACAGACTGCCTAACCTGCAAAATCTTACCACCATTAGCAAGTTCAAGCGTTCCAGCAGTGCTGCTATTCCGCAGATACTGACCAGCACTACCGACACCAGTAGGAAGTTGTAGTGTGTGGTCTCCAGTAACACTCTGTTGAGTGTCAAGACTAATTGATCCCCCACCACTAGGGGCTTTAATAACAATACTCATCAGCCCAACGCAGTTTTGATTTCAGCAGTCGTGGTTGCTGCGTCAATCTCAGTCTGCATGGTTGCATACTTAGTACGGATTGCAGCGCGAGAGGCTTCTGCAGCAGTAGCGTCAGCACCAGGGATCTGCTTAGAGATCACTTCATCGTGGGGCTTGAACTCTTCTGCGCGAGCGGCACGACGACGCTCATGTGCGATTTCCTTGGACTTGGGCAGGTCTTCGGCAACAGTTGCACCAGACTTAACCCAGGCGTTACGGAAGGTACGGTCAGTAGGGATTACATCGTCGTCAACGATTTCGTAATCGGTCAGACCAAGTTTTGCAGGAAGCTCGCTGATCGGAACTTCACCGGTAGGATGGACGACAGACACGCCGCCTTCGGAATTAGTGTAAATAATTTTAGACATGATAATTAAAAAAGAAGGTTTGTGTTAGGTTAGCGTGTTAGTCGCCAAAAACTGCGATCATAATATTTCTAAAATCTTTTAATTGAGGAGGCTGTTGATCAAATCTTAGTCTTGTGGTGTTAATACGAGCACTGCTAGCCGTCAAAGAAGCGTTGCTGTAAAGTGAAACAACGCCTCTGGAATCAGCATTAGTCCCTTCATAGTTATCTGTCGTTCCAAGGAGCACGTAGTTAGCACTTGCCATGTCATTTGTAAAATTGACCGTGTAATCTCCTTCTCCGTTGTCAGTAACAGCATCCATGTTGAAAGAATCCCTTCCAGTGCCAATAGTTCCTGCCGCCCCGTCAAAATTGATCCACGCCTTAGCCGCACCAGGGACACTGATCGGACTTTCGTTACCTGCAGAATTAAGCAGGTTATCTACTTTGAGTGTACTCATGGGTTAGTCTCCAAAAATTGCAACACCGTACATATCAGCATCTAAATTTCCATTTATTGGTCGATACATCATGCGAACACCTGATACTGTTAAAGAGGATTGAACTGCTGTTTGGCTGCTGACCATTCTTACTCCAGGCGCAGTCGTTCCAACGGTATTGCTGTTATTAGTCACGTTTGTAAAAAGAGGAACATAATTTACGCTTGACATATTCGTCGCAAAATTGACTGTATAGTCGCCGCCTCCATTTTCAGTAATTGAGCTGACGTTGAAGCTATCTCTGATTCCAACCGGGTCGCCGTCAAAATTGACCCACGCCTTAGCCCGACCCTGATTGATCTGTTCAGGCGTTGAGTTGTTATTGCCTGAGGTGTCTTGGATGTTGCTTGTTTTAAGTGTACTCATGGGTCAACCTCCAAATACCGCTGCCATCATCAGCGTCGTATCTGTTCCAGCGTGTGCAGATCCGTAATAATTTTTCAACCTGAAGGTAGTTGTAGTCCTAGTATCAGCAATAATGTCGCCAGCATAGGCTTGATCAAAATCCGAACAAGCAACAACCACATAATTTGAATTAGACATTGCAGTTGTAAAGGTAACTGTTTTAATGCCTGGATTAACGTCTGTAATTGCTGCGACATTAAAGCTATCACTAATTGTGTCAGTTGTACCATTAAAACTGACCCAAGCACGACAAAACTGACCGCACTCCGTACCGTTTAGATCTTTAATTACTGGCGGTGTGTTTGCCGCCTTACTTTGAATGTTTGCAGTTGATAGTGTGCTCATACGATACTCCAGGTTGCGCCAGTGCTAATAGTCACTGTAACGTTGTTGTCAATAGAAATGGGGCCAAAGGAGCCCCAGTTATACGTGCCACTCAGAGTTTCGTTACTGGACACATTTTTGATGTTTTTAATAAAGATGCCATCCGCGATGACATCGGGCAGACCAGCGTCTGCGATGCCAGAGACAACTCCGGCACCAGTAAGAGTAAGAGGCATAATTAAAGAACGACTAGACGAGCATTTGAGGGAACAGTAAGGGTGATACCTGAATTTACAGTAATTGGTCCGACACAACTAGCTCCAGTACCGACAGAACCGCTACCACCAATGTTTGTACCAATGGTGTAGTTAGTGCTAACAATAAGTTTGTTTTCTTGGAACACCGTGTCAGTGCCGCCGCCCGTGGCTCCACCACCGCTAGCAGCATCTGCCCAGCTAATAGCACCAGAGGCACCACCGCTAGTCAAGACTTGACCGCTATTACCGTAATTAGCACCGGCAATGCCGATTTGTCCAGCAGGACCAACACGAACACGTTCAGTACCTTCAGTGGTAACTTTGAAGTGACCGTCAGTACCAGTGTCTACAACTTCAGCTTCAGTGTTGCCTTCGGTAATTTTGTCAGTGTCAGCGGCTGTGCCGTTAGAAGCAGCAGTAATACGACCTTGTGCGTCAACAGTGATGCTAGAAAGAGTGTAGCTGCCAGCGGTAACAGCAGTGTTTGCTAGTTGATTAGCTCCAACAGCGTCGTTTGCAATGTGAACACTGTCGATAGATCCATCAACGTAGTGTTCAGAATCAATACTGTCATCAGCAATTTTAGATCCGTCTACCGCGTCGGCTGCAATCACCGTAGCACCGTCACCAGTAGACGTTACGTCACCAGTGTGGTTAGGGTGTGTGTACCCAGAAGTTTGGTCTACCCAAGACAGCGCACCAGAACCATCTGTTTTAAGAACCTGGTTAGCGTTGCCATCGTCGTTAGGCAGTGTCAACGTGTAAGACGCAGCAGCACTGTGTGGAGGTGATTTAATCTTTACACCGTGGCTGTTTTGAGAACAGTTAAGCTGTAGCGTACCATCGTTACCGCCTGCACCTTTAACCTCAACAACACCTGTTCCGTTAGGGTTTAGTTTGATGTTGCCGTTAGTAGTGCTGGTATTGATTTCGTTAGCTTTGACATCAAGATTACCACCAAGTTCTGGTGATGTATCTGACACCACATTAAAGGCAATAGAGCCAGAAGGAATGGTAACAAAGCCAAGCTGTTGGTCTACTTGGAAAATAGGAGCGTCGGATTGGTTACCGCCGATCTTAAATTTACCGTTGTGGTCAGTAGTTGCGGTCCAAACTTTACCGTTGTTTAGTTCAGTAATCTGTTTAGTTTCATCCGGCACACCGCCATTTTCAGGCAATGCATCGTAGTCCATACCGCTACCGACGTATTCCATCGTGTGACCGCTTGAAGCAATCTGAGAACGAAGGAAGAACTGTACAGCAGCGTTGTCAGCTACAGCACCATTAAGGCCAAGGTTTTGACTACGGTTACTAGCGTTAGGACGGCTGATTGTAACCCTGTGTCCGCCAGTAATGACAGTAGACGATAGGATAGGATAGGTTACGCTGTTAACAGTAACAAGCATGTTGCTAGCCGGTTTGGTGTCATCACCGAACCAACCAGTGCCTGCAGAGATGTTATCTACGTCAAACGTAATATCTCCATCGGCAGCAGCACCTGCAACCTGTCCGCTAAAGATAGGCGCAGTAGACTTACCATCAGCAACCAATCCCTTTTCACCAAAGTCAGTGGTAGACGCAGCCAGGTTGGCTTGACCACCATTCAGTGCTTTAATGTGATACTTGTTAAAGAAGGCGTAGCTAGACGTACACTGTGCGTAACCATTGTTAGTAACAAGGATACCAGGTCCGTTAAGACCAACGTGGGTATAGCTGTCTGCAACCATTGACCGCAAAGGACTTGTGGTCTTAGGCACAGAGCCGTCAATCAACATACCGCCACCGGTAGGAGCGTTGGTAAGGTCACCAGCTTGTCCACCATCGGGATTGTGTGCATTCAGATCACTATTATCAATCTGACTGTCAGAGAAATTAGTACAGTTCTGAATGTACGGAGACTTGGTAATAAATGCGTTGTTGTAGAATGCAAAGTTCCAACCTTGTCTGAGAGGCAGATCACCATCAAGAGTATTGGTACCTGAACTACCAGCTTGCATACCAGTAAGAGTCAGGTTCTGTACAAACGAACCACTGTTCAGCTCAAACAAAGCATGGTTGCCGTCTGCTTGGTCACCCTGTGTTGCAACAGTAGGGTGCACAAGGCAGCTACGCAACGCCATACCAATGATAGACACGTTGCGTCGTTTGATTTGGATAGGGGCTTCTTCTTGATAAGTTCCTGCAGACACGATCACAGTCATGCCGTCACCATTACCAGTGACCTCAAGCTCGAAACCAGAACCACCGCCACCACCGAGGTTAGAGTCAGCAGCAGACAAGATGTCACCGATTTGATACTCTTGCAGTGTAGAGGCAGAAATACTACCTACAGAACTAACTACACCACCAACAACAGTAATTGTAGCGGTCAGACCAGATCCAGTCGTACCGCCGGTAAGAGGCACGTTGTTGTAGGTACCATTCGTGTAACCAGAACCTGGAGTTTTAATAGATGTATCAATATCTGCGTTAATATCGTTAATAGCTGCTTTGATGGTTGCTTTAGGTCCACTGATGCGGTGACCGCTTTTAGTGTCGTCCCCACCAGTTTTATCGACATAAATGACTTTATCTTGGGTTCTGAAAGAACCACCAGACGCAACGTCTAGCCAGGCTGTACCGTTCCAGATCTTAAGAGTTTGATCATCGTCGTTTTGCAGCCAGGTTTTACCAATCTGATACGAACCTGATGGAGTGCTGGTTTGTACTAGAGTATCAAAACGCTTAGCAGCAGCACTAGAAGTAAAAATGCTATCATCGTTAGTCGTAGGACCAGCGTTCTGCTCAGCTAGTGTAATGACATCATCGTTCTTGAGGCGGTCAAGATCAACAGCATTAGGTGGGATGAAAAGCGTAATAGTGCCGTCACCGTCGTCGGTTACAGACAAGCCATTGCCTGCTGCAATGTCACCCGTGATAGCGGCATCGATCATGTCGTCGATCTTTGCCGTGGTAGCGATAGTCGTATCGTTGTTAGGATTTGACTCGCTAGAAGTGACAATATCAGAGTTCTTGATACGGTCAAGGTCAACAGAGTTAGCGCCAATGCCAAGGGTTACCTGACCACCTGTAGCAGACTTTGTAAGGCCAGTGCTGTCAATAAGCACGTCACCTTCGATAGCTGTGTCAATTTTAGAATCAACACGGTTGTCAATAGACGCCGTAGTAGCAATAGTAGTGTCATTATCCGGCCAAGACTCAGCACTTGTGATGGTCTCAGTGCCATCATCGAAGTAGTTGTCTTCCAGGTACTGTTTGGTAACAGCATCTTGTGCATCAACAGGATCAGCCATGTCGGTAATCCTGTTACTGTTCATGTCAACATTAGTGTTGAACGATCCATTAGTTTGTGTTACAAACTGATCTTCAATCTCTTGAACAGTATAAAGTGTTTGAAGAAAATCGTCGTTTAGATCCTGTGCACGGATAGCAGAACCTGCGAAAAATTCATTCCGCAGGCTATTGATGTCCGTATCCCTAAAAATCCTTACGTTGCCTACACCAGTAGGAGGTGCAGTAGCAAACGTAATAACAGTAGTATCTATTGTGTAATCAGTGTCTTGAGTTTTTAGGACTCCGCCGACAGAAACTTTGACGTCGGATTCCTCTAGATATTCAAATTGAATGTTAAAGTTGACAGTGTTATTGTCACCATTATGGAATGATTCAGTTGTAGCCATTACACATTTTAGATGTTTAGGTTACGGGTGGATTATATGTTATCAAGTGGAAACTTAGGTGGAAGCCCCTTCTTAATTTCTGTAGCGTTTTGTAGAGCTTGGTTATCAGCGATTGCAATTTCCTTCTTCATTTCATCTGACAGTCGGTTTACAGCACGCCCTTTAACTTCAAGCAACAACGCATCAAGTTTACTGTACAAACGATCAAAATCTTTAGCTGGAATCTCTTTACCGCCAAGTCCAAGCAACACACCTCCTCTAGCTTTTTTGAGGTTGTCTCTCCACTGTTCAGCAGGCATTTGATTCATTATTTGTCTAATACCTCCTAGCAACAAAGGATCATTACCCATTGCTTTGTGGATTGCAGCTCGTTGCGCGGGTGTGTATTTAGCACCATTTGGTGTGGCGTTCATTACTGGACGTGCATCGTACTCAATGGCAAACAAGAACTGACGTTCTTCGATTGCAGCGTCAGCTTCACGTACTTTAAAAGGTGTTGCTCCGTTCCTAAATCTAATGAAAGGGTTTTCAGAATATCCAATCGGATTGCCTGTTAGCCAATCAGGGGCTTCAGGCAGTGCGCCATCGGGATCAAGTGGGTCAAGAAAACGGTTACGGTTGCGGATAAGCTGACCTAACTCATTGTCAAGTTCACGGTAGGCAGGGCTAATAACACGACCTGCTTCATTACGCAAACCAGACAGAGGTGCTAGTGAACTAATAAAACCTGATGCCCATCGATTCATTGCAGACCCATCACCACGCACGACGTCCAACATAGGTTCGATACCTGCGTACATAGAACGATCAGTGATTGAAGCTGCAAGTACAAATGCTGCTTTTTGCATCAATGTCATTGCATCATTTTGCGTGATGCTATCGAAGTTGTCCATAACGTTTGCCATGAACGTAAGCATGTCACCGTAAGGTCCGAGATACTCGTACGAATGCCAGTTACCTTCGGTGTCTTGAATGGCATTCTTTTGCCAACCAAGGGTGTCACGTGTACGTTGACGTGCTTTGTCAAAGTGACCAGAACCATGCAACCTGCCTTGGGACCACAAATGGAATCCCAACAAACCTACCAACGAACCAAGTGCTACCTTGCCTCTAAGTTCAGCACGAATACCTGCAAGTTCAGCACGGTTAGTAACAGGATCTTTGACAGTCATCCCTCGTGCAGTCAGAATTTCTTCAACCTCTTTGTTTGTAAAGTCACGTGCAGGCACATTTTGAATCAGCTTCTTGTAATCCTTCATAAAGGCATTCACAGGAGTATGCTGAATAAACTGCCTAACAACGTTTGCTTGTGTTCGTGGGAACAGCAAGAAGGGACGCATCCAAGGGTTTTCCCTAATTAAAGTGGTAAAAGCTTTGACACCAGGAGTGTCAAGGTTAAGTGCAATTTCTTGGCTAATATAGTTGGTAGCTGGGTCGTCGATAAAACCAAACGAATCAAACTTTTGTTTAAACAACTCATCAGCACGCTTATCAACGTCACGTGTGATAGCCGCGCCTTTTGCAAACGCTTCGTCGTAGGCTTCAAACCGTGAACGTACGTTAGCCATGACAGCTCGTGTAAAACCGTCTGCTGCAGTCATAGCGTTTACACCAGCACGCAACACTGGGTTTTTACCAATGTCATCAAGGACCTGTGCCATGTTGTACAAAGCCATTGGTCCGTCTTCACCATATTTCTGTGAGGCTTCGGCGTAAGAACGCAAGACACGCATCGTAGCCTTGTTCCTATTGACCAAATCTTCACGCATGATGTAGTTAACGGAGTCAGGGTCACGAGAGGCTTTGTAAAAAGTGTAGCCTAAGTGTTTTGCACCTTTAAAGAAACTGTCAAACACAGCGTTGTATGCGTACCAACCACGACGTAGTTGTTGAGGGTTAGTGATTGCACCTGCAAAGTGAGTAATTGGTTTGCTAAACATCAACGCAGCGTTACCGGCAGCAGCTTTCAGAGGAGTACCAACTGCAGACAGAACTGAGTTGTAGATGTTAGAGTACATTCCCTGCACAATTTGATTAGGGATTTGCGGTTGACCATCTACAAAAGCTTTGTTAATAGCAGGCAAACTCTGTTCAACAAAGTTGTTAAGAGATGCCATAGAATCTACTTTGCCGTCTAGTGATTTGTAAGCCTCTGCCAAAGGCTTAAAAAACATCGGACGCTCACGGACCATTTCACGCATTTGGTCAGTAGTCTTTTTCGCACGTCGCTTGCTGCTAACTACAATTTCTTCTGCAGTTTCAACTGCTTCTTTTGCCGCCGCTGCACGAGCTTTTCCTTTAAGGTTTTTTAGATTTCTAATACTGAGGGCTTGACTTTTAAGCTTGCCAGCAAGCCCAGATTCACTCATCAAATACTCGACCCGGTTCAAAATCATGTCCTGAGCACGTAGTACGGTATCTGCATCAGTGGATTTTGCAGCGGTTTCAGCGATGTCAGAAACTTGTCCAGCCATAGATGTTTGAAGATATGCAGATGCTTTTTGCACATCCATATCCACAATGTTATCCAAATAATAACCAATAGCTTTAAGTGTTGCTACATCAGCAACTTCACCTAGTGCTTTGACTTTGCCACCGACTTTTTGGTACTCATCCTTAAATTCGTTAAGGATTGCACGAAGGTGTCCAGGTGTAGCACGTGGATCAACAAGGATGTCCGCCAGTTCTTCACCAGCTTTGTACACCTCATCAGACGTACGGTTTACAGAACCAGGAATTTCAACAGTGAACTTACCGCCATTCCTGATCTTTTCTTTTGTGGCCTCAACCAATTCACGTTTTGGTGAATCGGTTGCCCTAAGAAAGTTTTCTAGTGTTGGGTCAGTAATGATGGCACCAAGACGACCATGTACAGTGCCGATGTTGTTCTTAATACGAAACTGATCGACAGCAGCAGCAAAGACACCCATGTCATCCGCTGGAATGACATTAGAAGCCCCAGAACTCAAAGTATCGTGAACACCCAAAGTTGGTGTTGTAGGTTCAGGATCAATCGACAAGTTCAGAGCACCTGCTTCGTCAAGAACCTCTTCACGCTTGGCATCTGTTTTTGCTACAGCTTCTGCAAAGTCCTGAGGCAGATCCTCGTCAGTTTCACGCAGTAATCCGCCTTTGGCAGACACAGCAGACTCATCTTCAAAAACGTATCTAGTTAGGTTTTTAGTACCGTGGATA